GGTGGTCTAAGGTTTGGTGAGATGGAACGTGATTGTATGATATCACATGGTGCTTCAAGATTTACAAGAGGAAGAATGTATGATGCTTCAGATAAATATTCAGTATATGTCTGTAAAAAGTGTGGGCTTATCGCATCCTATAATGATAAAATGCACATACATTTATGTCACACTTGTGGTAATAGAGCAGACTTTGCTTATGTAGAAATTCCTTATGCTTGTAAGTTAATATTCCAAGAATTGAATACAATGAATATCGCTCCGCGTTTAATTACTGAAGGATAAATTTTATAAAATATTATTAATATTATAAATATATTATATAATGTTTAAGGATATTTCTAACTTCAATAATGTAAATGATTACTTACCAATTTTAAATGGTTGTGTAAATGCCGATTTAATTATAATTTTTTTATTATATCACGGCATATTTAAATCTAGATTACTTGGAAAATGGTATAAAAAATATCAATTAAGTGCTGTAATTGCTGATGTGTTAATATTAGTTATTGGTATTATTTTAGCACGATTTTTCTACAAATACCTTTTTTCTTCATTTAGTATTTGGAAATTTACTGGATTGGCAGTAACTATTCAAATTATACACGACTTTTTATTTTATTGGTTTTTTAAGTCAGTTCCAACTGGATACAATGCTATGTTAGATTTCTTTAAAGACTACGCGAGAGAAGTTGGTGTAGGAGCTATATTAGGCGATAGTTTTATGATGATATTAGCTTGTTTATTAAGTTCACATTTTGCTACATATTCTTTTAATGGAAATATAATTTTATTAATTATTTCTGTCTATTTCTTTCCTTATATGATTAATTATATTTAATAATAATTGTAATTTTATAATTATTATTATATTTATATTATTTTGTTTTATTGTGTTTGTTTTTTCTTTTTGTTTGTTTACCTCTTCGTCTATAATATTTATTCGTTATTTTATATTTTCGTTTTCTTGTTATTTTATTACCTCCTTTTCCTTTTTTTTTAACTGGTGGAGGTGGTAGAGGTGGTGGAGGTGGTGAAAAATACATGAATGTTGTATCACCACCAACATAACCACCGCTTGCTTTTAGATTTTTACCTTGATTTGAAGGTGATAATGGACCAACATTATTTAATAATTTAAAAACACGAACACCTGAAGGTCTGTCTCCCATTAATCCGTATGTATATTTATTTTGAAGATTTTGGACTGGAACATTATATCCTCCATTGTATAATGTGCTATTTATTTCTTGAAATATATCACCTATTGCTTTTTGAGAGCCTAATTTTAATATTGATAAAAAATAATCTTTTCCATATAAGAAGTCCCATAAAGCATCAATATTTGTAATTGTATCTTGTGATTTCCAAATCTCAATAATTCTATTTATTAAATTTTTAAAAACGTAATTTGCTTGTAAAACAATTGGTTGTGAATCTATTTTTATATCAATAAAATTGTATATTTGTAAATCACCATATTTAATACCATAGTTTATATTTACAGATGTTAAATCACTCTTTATATTAGTTTGTCCATAATAAAAATTACTCTCATCATCACCATATGTAACTGAAAAATTCATGTTAGCATATTCTTTATTACCTTTTGGATTTACACAGCTACCAAAAGAAGCCATACCATCACATACTGAACTTGTAGGACAAACAACAATTTGTGAAATTAGACTTTTTATTTCGGATGGAACAGCATTGTTAATTACACGACACGTACCTTTACTACATGAACCAATCATTCCATTCAAGTGATCTAATGCGGGTCGACTAACTAAAACATTTGGTTTATCCGGTTTATTTCCATATGTTCTAATAAAATAATCAATTAAGACATTATCTGCACTTGTATAACCTCCACCATTTGCTACATTTGTTAATATTTGTATTTGTGTATTTAAATCTGAAGGTGGCGATGACTCTGGTGCACCTGTTAATCGCAATATTTTAGTAGCAACTAATTTTGAAACGTTTTGAACTGCAGCTTTTGCATCACCAGTTATTGAACTTCCATCTCCACTATCTTCATTTCTTGCTTGGCTTCTATTTTTTACATCATTATAAACATCAATAGTTTTAACAAATATTAGGTCAGTAATAGTATCTACCATCTCTTGAATATTTTTTGAGAGATTTCTTCCACCCCTTCGAGAAGCCTCATATTTATTCCTAATAATTGTTGTTTTTACACTTAACATTTGTTTACCAACAATTAATTCTATTACATTTGTTCCTTCAATATTAGATGCGCCTATAATAAAATTATTACATTCTTCATAAATTGTTCGAGCAAATCCACTATTATTCAGGTCTCCTGGGATAATACCTTTATAATAACGTAATAGCCGTGTCCCTTCAAGACTAGATATCAATGTTTCAAATCTGTCAAATGTTGATTTATTGTCTTTATAAGTTGTTCCATTAAAAGCTCCTCCACCTTGCGTAAGTAGTGGTCTTAAAGAAGTGGGCAGTTTTCTACTAGGAGGCCGAAAACCTCTTGCAATAAATTTAGAAATGTCATTTTGTCCTTTTGCTTTATCTAATGACATATTCATTGGTAAAGGTGTTTCTTCTTCGGTTATAGCTTCACTTGTAGAAGAAACAGATAATAATGCTGTTAAACATAACTTTGCTTGTTCTTTAATATTTGTATTATTACATTGTCCAACAATAAATATAGATGCGCTATCTTCTATTAAACTATTATTAAATACCTCTAACGGAGAGATTCCTGGGATAGATAAATTTAAATATGAATACATAATATATTCAAAATAACTAATAAGTTGTAAATTTTGTGGAGTAGCCTCCTTTATCTCTTCAATAATATCTTTAATTGATGCTATTATATCATCTCTTCTTATGATATCAATTCCGTTTCCTCCCGTTTGTTTTTTTGCGGGTTTGCCTTTTCCCGTTTGTTTGCCTTTTCCCAGGATTTCACTAGTAGGCGGGGTTTCACTAGTAGGCGACTTAAGTTTACTGATAATTAAAAATTTACTTTCTTGAATAAAATCTTTTAGTTTCTGTACGATATTTAGTTTTTTATAAGTTGCTCTTGTTATAGGTCCTTCTGCCTGGGTTTTTTTTGATATATCATTAAAAACGCGAATATTTTGATTAGTAATATCAACAATTGGATCGTCTGAAGAAGTAGGAAGTAATTGTATTTCATCTCGTAAATTCTCATCTATTTGACTTTCTACAAGCACATCAGTTGGTATATCTTTAGTTGAATTATCTCCTGCGTCAACGGATGTATTAGAAGTTGTAGAAAATATTTCATCAGAAGTTGCAGGGGGTGTTACATCAGAAGTTCTCGTATCCTCATATTCAGGTGTACTTTCTCCTGTAGGAGCCACTTCTTCAGAAGCCACTCCTTCAGAAGCTAAAGCTTGAACAGGACCTAAAAGTTGTACACCCTCTGTATATAATTCTCCTACACCTTGTACTAACCCCATTATATAATTTAAAATTTTTGCCATACGTCCATAATTATTAAAATCATGTATAAAATCATGACCAGCAGCATTTAATATATAAAATAAAAGGTCGTCCATAGTCTGAAATTTATATTTAATAGTGCTCATAAAATATACAAAGATTTTATTGTATTTTTTTCCTTATACTATTAAATATTAATATAAGTTTATTTATTACATATTGATAACAAATCATCTTCATCAAATTTTTTATCTAATTGTGTTTCATAATCTACATAAGTTTTTTTATAATAACTGATATAAATAGCATATCTAATGTTATTAGAATTATTTTTTAATCCTCTATGTATTGTTCTACCATCAAAAAAAATACTAGAACATTTTTGAGATTCAACATATTTTTTTTTGTAAATTTTATCATCATTGTTAGAATTATTTTGACTATTTATACAAAATTCAGTATCTGCTTTATCATCTAAATATATTAATTGAGTTATATAAAATATATTTTTATCAAAATCATTTTTCGATTTTACAAATATATCACGATGCCATTTACCATCTTCTGTATTTGGTTCTAAAGGTAATATACAAATTTCTTCTGTTACATCATTCCAAAAATATTTTATTGTATTTTTTAATTTTTCATTTAAAATTTTAAATTTTTTATTTTTATTTAGTATTTTAAAAATCTCCTTTTTTAATTTGTTAGATGGTGTTATCTCAAATCTTCCTTTACTCCTTTCAACAAAATCACTATATTTTATTTTAATTGGACGTTTACATTTATTAATACTTGGTAATATTTCATCAGTAAAAAAAGTAGAAATTAAAGATTTTAATTTAGTTGAATCTTCTTTTGTTATTATGTCATTTACATTTGTTATGTTTATTTTTCTAAAATAGTGTTTTTTATTTTTTCTAGTTTTATTTTTATTATTATGTTTATATTTTTTTGTTTTATCCATAATATTAAGTAATATTAAAAACAAAAATAATATTTATTAGATATTACGTAGTAAATTAACAATATAAGTTGTAGCAGCAAAAAGCAACCCACCCCATAATGTATCAATAATAACAGTTAATATAGACCAATCTTTTAATAATGCTAGATTAGTTGTTTCGTATACACCATATATAATTATACCTAATAAAAACGCATCACTCACGCTTCTTCGTGGTTTAATTATAAAATAATTAATACCAATTATTAAGAATATATAGCATAATGCTACACCTAAATAGTTCATTTTAATTGTTGACCCTTGTATCTTCTTAATCTGATTATCAAAATAACCTTTCATTACATTTAAGTAAATAAAATCAATTACAACAAAAATAATAGCACTTACTAAGAAAAGAAAGTTAAACATTATATATTATTTTAATATTTTTCTCTCAAGTGAATGTTTAGATAAACTTATTATTACAATATTTTTAAAACTTTTTTACTATTGTATTATATAAATGTCGACATCTGTTGGATATACAAGCCCTATAAATGGAAGTAATGTAGCTTTTCAAGCTTTTGTTGTTAGACCAACTAACTCTGGTGGAGCAATTAATGGTTACATGCCACAACAAACCCAAAATGTAGATAAACGTTATCCTGAATTTGAACATATTCGTTTTACACTTAAAAATTCTTGGAATACTACTTACCCAAGTCAATTAAGACGTGATAATTTAACAAAACCAATTACTACACCATTTAGAGCAGTTAATAATGCCGGTGATTTATTAAGTCGTTTAAATTATTCATGTGGAGGTTCTTGCCAAACATTTCAAAGTAGACCTGGATTAAGAGGTTTACGAAATCATTTTGGCGCAGTTCAAGATACATGCGTTCCATCTGCTGCTTATAATAGTCTTCAATTATTAAATAATATTCCTGCCTCAGCATGTAATGTTAAATATGTTTACGATAGTTCTGATTATATAACTTATTTGAAACAAAAAGCTGTTAACAAAAACTATAATGATCTTACTTATGGTGGTGACCAATCAAATACAAGTCAATCCGCTATTAGAGCTATTAGAAGATATTAAAAATAATTTAGGAATATAATATACAATAATGAATAATCATAGACTTCAAATGTTATATCAAAAAACTGATTTTAATTCTTCTAAAATATGTCAATTAAATAGTATTTTTAAGTGTTGTAAATGTAAAAAAAATAATTCACTCATTGTTGAACAAAATAATTTAGTTCAATTATGTTTATTTTGTGGCACCCCTAATCTAGTAAAAAAAGAAATTTGTTCAATAAAAAATATAAAGTAAATATATAAATGGATAAGTTAAGTATAATGGTTATCGCTTTTGTTGTTCTAATTTTTATAGGTTTAGTTAGTAGTAGAAGAAATGAACCAACTACTACTACCACAACTAAAACAGTTGTAGTAAGAGAACCTCCACATTATAACAGACGTTACGGATATGTTCCACCTCCTCCACACTATAATCCATATAAAGCTCAATATTATTAAATTAAAATAACATAAATATATTAATTTAATATATTCTATATAATGCTTTCTTCTACTGAAAAAACAATAATTTTATCTAGAACAATATTTGGTTCTGTTATTATATTTTCAACTTCATTATATTGTGTAAATGATGTATTATCAAAAAGTAATTATAATTACAATAAATCTTATCAAGACAAAAATTATATAAATAAATTGCTTATTATAAATGGTATAGCAATGTTATTTTCAGGAAGTTTATTTAGTTATTTTACATATAATGCTATTAAATAAAATATATTTTGATATATATAATGACAACTCCATACG